GGCTGAGAGAGCGACCGCGCAAGCGGTATTCACCACCTACGAGGGACTCACAATCCCTTTAAAGAGTCTAGCGTTAGCGAAGACTGAAGGAGCACATAATGCCAACCTTCCCCATTAGCAGAACCGAAGTCCATACACAAGGGGGCGCAGTGATGCACCGCCACGTGACTAATGGTCTTTGTCGTTTACCAGTAAAACGGTCAACGCCTCTGCCTTACACTGCTTATCATGACGCCCTTAACCGGGCTGACTTGACAGGCAGTGGGTACGCCAGTTACGGATTGCAAAACTTCCGTTACTTGTCCGAGCTAGAGTCGGCCCTAAATCACGGGGCCAATCCGGCTATGACGACAGCCTATAACAAGGCTTATTCTCGGCTTCAAGATAAACTTAAGACCGAGACGGCGTCCATGGGGGCCTTCTTTGCGGAAGGCCGAAGCGCACTTCAAATGGTAGCAACTCGCGCAACGCAGTTGCTCGGAGCATTCTCCGCCTTAAAGCGTGGCGACTTTCGTGCATTCACGAAAAGTTTAAACGTACGACCGCTTGAAAAGCACCGCAACACCCGGTGGTCCAAACCAAAAGATGCATCAGCTATCTGGCTGGAGTATTGGATGGGATGGGCGCCCGCGATCGGCGATTTATATTCGTGCGCGGAGGTCCTTAGCTCGATGCCCCCTTGGGGGGACGTCGCAGCGACTGGTACCGAACCGTTTTCGAAGAAAGTCGTAGATGCTTGGCCAGATCCGGTTGATTGGATCGTGCTACAAGAGCATTCCGTTGATGCGAAGTGCCGCGTCAAGATTCAGTGTAGGGTTAGAGTTACCAACCCGAACCTGTTTCTCGCCAGCCAGTTGGGTCTTGTGAACCCAGCTAGCGTGGTCCTTGAGGTCCTCCCGTTCTCCTGGTTGGTCGGATGGTTTGTCAACTTTGAACAACTAGTTGCTCACCTTACCGACTTCTCAGGGCTCGAGATCACGGACATCATGATCACGCGAAGCGTCAAGTACTCGGGCCTCATGCATTACGGCTATCGCCGTTATGGGGTTTACGAGAACCTGCTCTGTCATCCTTCTGGAGTGCACATGCAGCGGCTCACGCCGTCTAGCATTGATGCTCCGTTGTTGCAGTTCAGGATGCTTGATCGTCTCTCCATCACTCGTGGCTTAACGGCTATGAGCTTACTAACTCAGCTCTTCACCAAGGGCTAACCACAAACGAGGATTACTCCTATGTCCAATATGGCAAACATCACCGTCAAGAAAGCTGACGGCGCTACCGATATCGTGTTCGACGCGATGTCTCCTTCTGCTGGCGACAAATCGCCGGCATTCTGGCGTGCTGAAGCAGTGTCCGCATTTCCGGGACGCTGCCCCACGCTGTCGCTGTCGACCCAGAACAACGGGCCGGCAACTGCTCGCGTCTTCGAAGCCCGGTTTACTTATCCGGTATTCGACGAAGCAGGCGTCTTGCTTGGTAAAGTTCCGATGACCCTCACGGGCCTCATTCCGAACCAAATCTCCCGCAATGATGCTGCCGAAGCAGTCCATCAAGGCACTGGACTGATGTCCAGCGCTCTGGTGCGCGAAGCGCTCAAGACGGGGTATTCCCCGAAATGAAGCTGACGGTTACCGGCTTAATCGCCGTAATGGCCGTTGGTGCGCTAATCGCCCTGAACTTCGTTTAGGGCAATAACAGGAGATGAAAATGACGCGTCTTGACACGGATGTCGAACGTGTTGCCCTCCGATTCTTCGAGGGCCTCGACACTGCACGCTCCCTGACCTGTTTTCTTTTGGTCAAGAGTGGTGAGTGGGACCAGCTTGTGAAACTTCGAGCTGATCCAGCACAGTACTTAGATAACCTATGGTCCGCGGAGATGTTTCGCCGCGACCACGCAGCGTCTGAGTTCCTACGTAAATGTTCAGGGTTGCCCCTGGACGTCGACACGGAACGAGCTGCTATCGATTCCTTTTGGGAAGCTGAAAGGCTATGCAAGAGGACTAACGACCGTCTCGATGCTCTCATCTACGCTCCGGCATGGCCGGACGCAGAAGAGCGCGTTCTCGACTTTATCGAGGATGTGAAAAAATGCATTAGGAGGGTTTTGGGACCCGTCCCGGACACTCTCGATGGTCGGTTTGGTAAAGGTGCTGTATTCGAGTCACGCGGTGCTCGCCGGAACTTCGTTCTTGGTGACAAAATCGCACTACAACCGCATTGTACGTCTGCGGCGGCAATCTACGCTAACCATTTCGTCTTCTCGACGGGGTGGGGTCGCGCGCTGCTAAAGGCGTTCCCTTATCGATCTTGTATTGCAGAGACCCGGGGAAACCGTTTTGCTACCGTCGCAAAGACGGCGCTCACGGACCGGGGCATATGCATTGAGCCCGGCGCTAACGTGTTCCTGCAGCTTGCTGTAGGTAGCGTTATACGCAAACGGCTTAAGTACTACGCAAAGATTGACCTTGACGAAGGTCAGTCCTATCACCGCGCTCGCGCACGTGATGGATCCCTTAGCGGGGACGTTGCTACGATCGATTTGTCGTCAGCTAGTGATACCGTTGCAAAGAAGCTCGTCAAACTGCTTCTTCCTGCCGAGTGGTTTACTCTGCTCGATGACCTACGCTCTCACAAGACGTTGGTCGACGGTAAATGGGTGCACCTCGAGAAGTTTTCTTCGATGGGTAACGGGTTTACGTTTGAGCTTGAAACTCTGATTTTCTGGGCTATCGCCCAGGTGTCAGCGGATCATTGCTTCGACTCGACTCGTGTCTCCGTCTATGGAGATGACATAATCGTTGGACGTGAGTCCTATGATACGGTCATTTCCGCTCTGCGTTTCTTCGGCTTCGTGCCGAATCCGCGTAAGAGTTATAACTCAGGTGCTTTCCGGGAAAGCTGCGGCGGCGACTATTTCTTAGGCCAGTGGGTTCGACCCCACTACCTGAAAGAGTTGCCCGCTTGCCCTGCTGACTGGATTTCCCTCGCTAATGGTCTTTGGCGCGTCTCCCACAAGGGGGCGTGCTTTAGATCGGTGGAACGCGCGTGGCTATCAGCCGTGCGCTGTCTACCGGTGGACATAAGGCGACTCCAAGGTCCCGAGCAGCTGGGCGACGTCCTCCTCCACAATTTTCCGTGGAAATGGTGGCGTCGTCGTAAGTGGCAACAGGACTTTTACAAGGTTTGGGAGCCCGTCTCACGACGGGTGCCCCTTTCCAAGTTTCATGGAGAGATACATCTAGCTCTAGCCCTTTACGGGGTACCCTCTTCTGGATTAGTGCCACGGAACTCTGTGGTCTCGTTCAGGTTTGGGTACCAGCGCTGGTCGTAACTGACCCGCGCTTGCTAGTGGAGTGACGCCTCACGGCGTTACGCGTTTAAAGAGGGGGCAAAATTGCCCAGTGATA